GTAGCTACCAAATCGTTCATAAAATATGACCTCTTTACAATACTGTTGAGACAATTGACTTGTTTCTCTGTGATCGCTTCCTTTGACAATAATATCTGGTTTGTATGCCTGCATAATATGTATTAAGTCTTCGTTACTGTCAAATACTAAAACTTCATCGACACATTTTAAATTGGCTAACATTGTTTTACGTTCATACAAATTATTAATGGGGCGATTGTTACCTTTCAATTCACAAATACGCCTGTCTGTATCAATTGCAACGCAAAGATGATCGCCCAAATTTCTTGCATAATTCAAAAGCTTTAGATGCCCTAAATGCAAAACATCAAACGATCCATTAACAAAAATTCTTTTTTTGACTATCACCCGGCATTACTCTATAGTTGTCTTCTACCGAATCAGGTGTACTTATTTCAATTATACTACCTTTTTCAATACAAATCAAGCGATGAGGTAATAATGGTGGATTATGCCATGTGTCACCGACCTCTAGATGTTTGTCTTTTAATGTAGCATCTTTTGTGTCAATGTATTCGACAATAAATCTACCACTTAATACATACCAAGTTTCATCTTTAATTGCATGAAAGTGCATCGAAAATTTAGCGCCCTCATGAAAGTTTAAAAACTTACCGCAATATTTATCATTGGTGACAAAAATGAATTCTTCGCCCCATCCTTTTTTTACTTCACCATTTAGTCTCGTCATATAATCTCTTTTGATTAAATCTTTTTTCTTGCATTGTTTTTTCTTTAAATATTTTTCTAGGATTTCCACACATTACACAATCTGGATTTCCGCAATTCATAGCATGGCGTTTTATATATCGATGTGCTTCAGTTGCTGGTAATCCAAATGCCTTTGCAATCTTAATCTGTTTACGAATCGCGTTTTCATCTCTCATGATACGCTTGCCATGTTTTTCTTTATCTTTTTCATTACTCATCAATTTCTCCTTAATTAAAAATTAAGCTACATTCCAGATTAATGCTCCTTTCTTTCCATTAGTAACAACAAAATTCCACACCTTTGCATCATAATAAGGTTCCGAAGGATATGGGGGCATTTGATTAGATTCTACTTTCTGATCATAAGCATACGATGAACGCATTGTGACGGCACGTCCTTTTTCATAATCACTCATTTTGTGCCCTACTTCTACCGCATATGCAGGCACAGTAGGAAATGCTAATTGTAATCCTCGATTGAGAGTGCCGCTTGATGCTACAGTCCAAATTTCCGTTGGTTTAATTTTAAGATTTCGTGCTACTTTGACGATTGATGCAAGCACTGTTGGATGTTCAAGACCAAGTGGTAATAATCTACGATTTTTTGTGTCTTCTTCATAATAGTTTCTTGCTTTTGCTTTTGTTACATTCAGCATACCATTTGCTATCCAATGAATTGTGCCTCCCATGTCTAAAACTTGCTGTTGATGCCATGTTGGTTCTTTGCGTTTAGCCATAAAAAATGTTGCTTTCTTTTCATATTTATTACAAACGTATGTCAAAGAAATTGGACCCCATCCTACTTTGTTTGCACCACCAAAAACCCATTCATTGCCTTCATTTTTTACAAGATAGTCAATAAATCTTGCTTTGCTACCATAACCTAACATATCATCACGCACAACATAAAAGCCGTTGTATTCTTTCACAATAGGTGTTGGATAAGGGTCTTCCCATTCTTGAATTGTATCAAGTAATTCATCAGTTAACAAGTTTATCATGTAATTTTTTTTCAGTAAGTACATCTACAACAAGATGAATACGTTCTTCATCTCCATCATTAATTGCCATGTGTGGTTTGCGTGTATCTAAAAACCAGCATTCTCCTCTTTTCATATGTATGTTTTGTGGATCACCTTTTGTATTCCATACAGTAAACACAACTTTATCATTTGTTTTAATTGGAAAATGTATTCGTGCTAGTTTACCTAATGATCCTCCAGAGTCAGGATCAACTTGATCAGTATGTCGTTTTAATTCACCGCCGCCTGGCTTTAGTTGCATGAAACGTACTCGATGAACAGTTTTGCCATACGGACGAATCAGTTCTTTTACTTCAGGAAACAAATTAAACAAAGATGTATCTTGTAAATAAAATTCTTTATGTTTGTTTTCTTCTTTCCATGCATCATTCATTTCAATTGGTTTTGTAATAAACGCTGGATCTGATGTATAGCCACGCAATGATAATGCACCCCATGACTTGCCTTTATTATAGTTACTATAATGATTTGTAAATGTAGGCAACTCAATTAATTTATTATAAATCGCTTCAATTAATTGAATATCAATGTTGTCAATTTTTTTAATTGACAAATATTCAGCGCGATCAACTTTAGGAAACTCTCTTTGCTTACCGCGATAGTAAATTGCATACACTTCACCATACGTTGTAATCTTAGGACCAACATAACAAAAGCCAGAATCTTCTGCTAATTTACAATGTTCTTTATTTTCCGCCCATACAATGAGCCATACATCTTTTAAAGACAATTTAAAAGAATTTTTAAGCGGGTTCAAACATTCTGCAAGTGTAATTAAATTTCCTGATATCTTACTTACAGTCATGTCACCTTTTTGTTTCTTTGCAATGATAGTATCGCCGTGCATAGTAATATTAGATGAAGACTTTGATTCAATTACATCAAGCATTGCATCATCAAGAATGTATAATGTGCCTTTATGTAAAGACTCAGCGACGTTATTCTTTTTAAATTTAGCAAAAGGTGATAAAGTATATTGATTGTAATCTTCATATTTTTTTTCTAGTTTTTTGAGATACTCTAATTCGTATCCGCGTTGCCAATCTTTCATTTTTTTGCCCTTTTAACTTTACGCTGAAGAATCATGCGCTTACGTTTTGATTGTTCTACTTCAAACGATGATGCAACTTGTGTAAATAATTTACCGTCAAGATGATCGTATTCGTGTAGTGCAATTCTTGCACTCATACCAATAAATGTAGATGTATCAATAATGTTTTCCCATGTTTGATAGCGCACACGAATTGAATCTGGTCGTTTTACATTTAAAAATAATAAAGGAAAACTCAAACATCCTTCTTTCATTGACAGAATAGTTGATGAATGAAACACAATACGAGGATTAAACAATACAATTGGATCTTTGTCATTACGCATTGCGAAAACACGATATGGATATCCAACTTGTACCGCAGACAATCCAAGTCCATCATAGCGAGCCATTGTATTATATAGGCTTTCTGCAAACTCTTTTGGATCAAAAGGCGGGTTTAAAAAATTAAATTCCATTGATGGTTTAAGTAGCATTGAAGAATTTTCTGGAATTAATTTCATATCAATCATTTTATAATCCTTGAAAAATTATTTATTTTTTCAAATCGAATTACATTTCTAAATTTATCTTGTAATACATCACCTTTATGACTAATTACAAAAAGATTTGTATTCTCAAGCATGGCAAGAATTCTCATCAAGTCTTCTGTACCATTGGCATCAAGCGATGAATCGAAAATTTCATCCAATATTAAAATGTTTGTGTTGGTAGAATTTTTTAGTTTTGCCACTGCACGCCATGTTAACATTAATGCCATATCAATGCGTTGCTTTTCACCTTCAGAAAATGATGCATAACTAAAATCATCACGATGGCGAGACTTAATTGTTTCTTTAAATGATTCATCAAGATTAAAATTCACAAAAAAATCCAATGTGGTCAAATATTTATTGACAAGTTTGTTAATAACAGGTAGATATTGTTTTACAATCTTTGTTTTAATACCTGTATCTTTCAACATCAATGCAGCTGTATTATAATAATTTAATTCATCAATAAACGTGTTTATATAATTTTTTAAGTTGTTTAGCTGTTCTTTTATGAGTGTTAATTCTTGTTCATCTTTGTCAGATACCAATGATGCATTACGAATGTCTTCAATTTGTTTGTTTAGTTTAGCAATTTGTTTATTCATTTCAGTAATTGATGAATTATCAGATGCAATCTTTACTTGTAACGTATTAATCTTTTTTTGTGTTTCTGCAATCTTGTCTAACTTACTTTGTTCTGTGTTAAGTTTTATTAAGAGTTGTTCAAGTGCGGTGTTGTATTCTTCAGCCTTAATGGTAAGACTGCTAAGTTGCGTTTCTTTAAACTTCAAAGCAATGGCTTGCCTGCAGGTTGGGCAATTGTCATTGTGTTCAAAAAAATGAATATCTTTTTGAAACTTGAATACATTACTTTCAATTTGCGATTCAAGCTTTGAAAATTTCTTGATCTTATTTTCAATTTCATTTTTATTTTCCACAACGGCATTGAGGGTTTCAATTTGTTTAGTGATAATAGATATTTCTTCAAGAAAGGTTTGTATAGCACTTTGATTACTTTGTATTTCTTCAATATATTCTGCAATTCTATCTTCGTTGTTGCGTTTCAGTTCATCTACATATTCTTTTTTTAAATTATACTTCTGTTCAAGTAAACCAAGTTCATGTTTCTTTTCTGATATATTTTCCTTTGCAATCTGCACTTTATCTTTTACAATGCTATTCATGCGTGAAAAAATTTGAATATCTAACAAATCTTCAATAATTGATCTACGGTCTGAAGCAGACAGTTGCATAAACGGTGTAAATGATGCACTACCAAGAATTACAATCTGTGTGAATGATTTGTAGTTTAGCTTAAGAATAAACTTTTCAAGATACTCTTGATAGTCTTTAATTGAGGCATCTTGCGATAGCAAATTATCATTACAATAAATTTCAAACAAATTAGGTTTAATGCCACGTATTATTTTGTATGATTTGCTGCCAATGTCTAATTCTACTTCAATTACAGTATCTTTTGCATTAATTGAATTTACAAGTTGTAGTTTGTTAATGTTGCGAAACGGCTTGCCAAAAAGACAAAAACATAACGCATCAAGCATGGTTGATTTGCCTGATCCGTTTGTACCAACAATGAGTGTTGCTGACTCACTGTTTAAATTTAGTTCAGTAAAAAAGTTGCCTGTACTTAGTAGATTTTTCCAACGAAGTTTGCGAAATAAAATCATTCAATAATTTCCGATGACAATGCTTCAAGATATAGTTCACGCATAACTGTCTTTAGTTTCTGCGGTTCAACTTGAATTGTTTGCTGATCAATATAATTTGACAAAATTGTAAGTGTATCTTGTGCTTGATCAACGGTATCTTCTTCATTATTTACCATTTCATTTAAGTCTTCTACAATAGTTACGTCAATAGGATTCATTTTATAAATTTGATCCATGAATGAATCAAACTTTTGTGGGTTTGTTTTTTGCACTACGACTACTTTTATATATTTGTTTGTCGTAGTGAAAAAATCTTCTGACATTTCTTTTGTGTCATCATATACTAACTTGTAGAATATACGATGCGGGTTCGGCACAAACTTGTACACTTTGCTATGTGTATCAAACACACCAAAGCCTTTTTGATCTTTGTAATCTGACCAAAACATTTCATATGGTGTGCCAATATACACAATTTTACCATCTGCTGATGCAGAACGCGAATGATAGTGCCCACTATAAACTTGATCATAATTTTTTAAAAATGTATCTTCATAACCTTCGTGACTTATTTGTCCGCGTTGCATAAAGTAACCAACAAGTTCAAAATGACCAATACAATATGGTGATGTACTTTTTAAAATAAACTCGCAAATCTCTTTTTCGTTTTCACTACACATCCACGGAATTATGTCAAACACGGCACCATCTAATTCAAGTGTGCCGTGCTTTGTCCATAGTGTGATGTTATCGTAGTCACGCAAAAGCAAGTCTGGAGAATTAATCTCTAAACTGTTGCGCCAGAAAATATCATGATTACCGATTAATGTATGAAGTTGAATTTTTTTCTTTTGACACTCATCAAAAAAATATCGTCTGCTTTCCGCTAAAGACAAAAAGTTGATATACTTTCTACGATCAAACAAATCACCAAGTTGAAGAATAGTATTAATGCCATGTTCTTCTAGATATGGAAAGAAAACCTCGCTATAAAACTTCTCATAGTATTCATGAAAGTGTCGTGCATCATTTCTTACGCCAAAGTGTGTATCTCCAAGTAGGGCAATTTTCATTTTTTATTGTTACTTCTCCAAAAATGATTACTTTTTTCGTTTTCATAAATTACTCGATTAATTATATCACGAATGGTTTTCAAATGCAAGAGAGAAGTTTCACGCAAATCATATGGTGATTTTTTATTTTGTGCAATTTTAATCCACTGTTCAAGTTGTACGGGAATTGGAGTTTGCATTTTTTACCTCTTTCATTTTTTTCTAGCATTTATTTTTTTACGCTTAGCGCTTTCAAAAGTTTCAATAAAATCACGAATAAAACATTCACTATAAGTTTCATGCATCATACCTTGCATATACGAAGCAACAATATCTTCTCCGGTGTTTTCAATTAATGCATTCGTAATTTCATTTTCCATACTTTTATATTTAATGTACATGTGTTTTTTTTCTTTTTGAATTCTTCGCAAAAAAGCATAATAAATGATTTGTGTAAAATATGCAAATGGATTCTTTGATTTTTCCGAATCAAAGTTATCAATATAGAGCAGACAATTTTCTACACCATCGGAAATCATATCTTCTTTAAAGGTATAGTTCGCAAAATTTGGTTTTCTTGCTAAATGTGTGGCAATTTTAAAAAAACAAGAACCAATGTAGTCTGGGATTTTTGGTCGTTCCATTTTATTTTTTGCCGCAAGTTTTACAGAATTTTTGTACAAAATCATTTGCTGAAGAAATTGTTCATTGTTTACATAATGATTTTTCATATTTACCTTTCATTCTATTGACAATCTATTGACAAACATGTAAAATTACAGTGTTGCCTTTCAATGCATAGTACTAAGCTTAATTTTTCTAAGTAAGTCTTGCATTATATCATTTGATTCTATGATTTCATCACTTTGTTCTTTCTCAGGTTTATCTGTTTGTTCTAGTACTTCATGATAATTTTTTATCATCATTTGATTTGGTTCCGCACACGCTACAATTGAATTTTTGTATACTCGTATTGGTAATGCATAATCAATTGTAGGATCCCAATTTGTAATTGACATATTCATTTGAGATAATTCAGGACGAATCATAATGAGAATTTTTAATGGTTTATTTACGTCAATATATGAAACAGTCTCTTTGATAATATTACCGATGATTGTCTCTCCGTTTGAGAGTTTTAGCACTTTGCAAATTGTTATATTGGGCGGTATACTTCGTTCTTCTTGCATAGTCAGCCTTTTAGATTAATTGAGTATATTTTATATTCAAATTTTTCTTCATTGTATATTTTTATTCTTTCTATAAAATGATTGAGGGCGAAATTCTTTCTACTCTTATAAGTTAAATCGTCTGCTATATCAAATAGTGTTGCATTTTCCTTGTTTTCAGCAAGTCTGAGTACACGTCCTATTGACTGTAATGTACGAATTTTGCTTTTGCTGGGAGATGCAAAAACAATGTTGTGTAAATTCTTTATATTTATACCCGTCGAGAATGTTCCGTATGATGCAACAATGATAGCATTTGATTCTTTTTCGGTAATTTCTCTGACAGTTTCGCGTTCTTCTGCTTCTACTGTACCATGTACATAAAAAACTTTTCTATTTTCCACTTTATCAGCAATCATGCGATAAAGCACATTACCATGTTTATGTACAAATTGAAACAATACAAGTGTATTACCTTTTAAAGAAATAGTCAAGTTTATAATAAATTTGTTCCGCATTTCGGACGAAATAAGATAGTTTATTTCTTCTTGATATTTTGCTTTTTTATTTGCTTCACATGAAACTTTATTGTGTTTAAGTATTAAAGCTTTGATTTTAAAGTCTGCAAGTTTTTTTGTATCAATTAATTCTTTGGTTGTTGTTACATTTTTTACTCGACCAAATAATCCTTCAAGTACCAATCGATGTGTTTGTGTACCATCAAGTGTACCTGTCAATCCAAAGCGATAACCGCATTCGGTAAGATTTGTCATAATCTTGGTAAGTGATTGCGCTTTAAATAGATGTGCTTCATCACCAATGACTAAATCAAATTGTGCAAACCACTCTTTTGGCATTTTATAGATACTCTGCCAAGTTGATACAATGATTGGTTTATTTGATACTTTATCTGCACCGAAGGTAATTTTATGTATGTACGTTTCGCTATCAAATCCATAATCTTTAAAGTCTTTAAACATTTGCGATACAAGTGAAATAGTAGGCACAATGATAAGTGTTTTACCTTTGAGGTATCTCGTAATGAGATATATAATGAGAGATTTGCCCGATGCGGTTGGAGAAACTAAAAGCCCCCTTCTATTTCGAATTGCATAGATAAATGCTTTTTTTTGATAGTTTCTTATTTCATATGGTAGTTCAAATTTAGCAATAAACTCATCTGCTTCATTCTCTGAAAATTCATCTGCAAGATCAACTGATGCATCATACTTTATGGTGTAGCCACGTTCATGACAAAAAATTTCTATATACGGTAACAAACCATAATAAATGTTATTGTTTTGTATATTAAACAGGCGAATCTTTCCGTCCCAGATTTTATTTCTAAATGCAGGCATAAATTTATATCCGGGGACATAGAATGTGAAGTATTCGCTAAGCTCCATTGCTTCGCCATGTTCACAATGTATCTTAGCATATACTTCGTTTATTTTAGAGATTGTAATTGAATTATATGACACCTTGAGTAAACTTCCTCCAATCAATTGCATTTTTTATTTGAAAGTTTCTTTGATTGAGATTCTTGATCACCTCTTCAAGAAAATCTAGTTTTTCTTTTTGCATAATAATTCTCATATTCTTTTCAATGATTTGCTTATCAGAATCAATGTATATATCAATTTCATTTTTCATTAGACGTTTTGTAAAAGGTTCCCAACCAAGTTGTTGAAGTTCCTCTTCGGATATACGCCCATTATAATATTCATATTTTTGCAAAAACAATTCTTTAGATTGAAATTCTAAACCTTTGAGTTTGCGTCTTTCTTCAAAATAAATTTTAAGATACTTACTATGCAATTCAGGAATTTTGAGCGAAGCAATGGCCAACTCTGTAGAATCTATTGGCGAATCTTTTCTCCACTCTTCCATTAATTGATTTAAAGTCATTACTTTTCTCTATATAAATTCAATTAAACATTATAATATCACAAAAAAAATAAATGTCAAATAGATGTTACGTTGTAATGACTGTATAAAAAAGAAATTGTTGAGGTAAGAAACTCTTGTCCTTCTGTGCTAGATAATGTCACACCACTAAGACTATTGGGAAACATATCATAAAAAATGAACTTTATGCGAGGATTGTTTGCGTTTGATTTAATGAGTAATGACGCATCAGATGTAATGCTATTGCGTCTGCCCGGTATTTGAGTAAGATTACCAATTTTATTTTTTGATTCTGGATTACCTAAATTATACATCCATTCATATATTTCGCGCCATGATTTCATTTCTTCATCCATAATGAAAGTAAGTTGTAATTCTGTATATTGTAAAGTATTATTAGGAATTGGTAAATTTACAAATGG